TTAGGTGGATTAGCTGGAACAGGTGCTGTATTCGGTGCAGCAAATCCTGGCTTTGGTTTAATGTCAGAAAATGTTTTCTTATCAGGTAGAGTTAGTGCAACAGAGGGTAATATAGGTTCTTGGAATATTACAAATACAGGTTTAATTACAGGTAGTAACATAACACTTGATGCAAATAGTTCAAGGATATTTAAAACAGATGAAAATGGTGAATTGGATGGATACTACATTGATTTTACACCAACTGGTTCAAATTTTTATGTAAGGTTTGGAACGGATTTTGCAGTATCTTCAAGTGGACAATTATTTGCTAGTGGTGCAAAAATAGAGGGTGTACTAACCTCATCATTAGGTTTGATTGGTGGTTGGACTATTGGTTCATCTACATTGACAGGTGGAGATGTTACTCTAAGTTCTGATGGTTCTGTAAAAGCTGGAACTTTAGCTAATGCTAGTACAGTAGCAACTACTAACAAAGGATTTTTTGCAAGTGGAAGTGGTGATGTATTAATTAAAGGAGATGATAATAATACAAATTATATTAAGTTTGATGCTGATGGTGGTAATGGTGCTTTAGAAATAAAAACAGGCAACTTCTCAGTAGATAGTAGTGGAGATGTTTCGATATCAGGAGAGATAACGGCACAAACTGGAACTATTGGTGGATTCAATATCGGTACTGATTTAGATGCTTCATCAGGCACATTGAAATTAAAAGGAGCTAGTGGACAACTTACAGCTTCAGCTGCTCAGATTACAGGTAATATAACTGCTACAAGTGGTCAGATAGGCGGCTTTACAATAGATTCCACAACCATATCAGGAAGTGATTTAGTAGTTTCTTCTTCTAGAGGTGGTGCTATAAAGTTAGGGGCTGCCGTTGTTTCAGGAAGTTCTACAAGCGTTACTGGCTCAGATGGTATCTATCTAAGTGGTAGTGGTGATTTTAGTTTCCAAAGAGGAGACTCATTCCTTAAAGGAACATCTGCTGGTTTAGCTATGAACTTTCCATCATTTAGTATTAATACTGCTGGTGATATAAACGCTCAGTCAGCTCAAATAGCAGGAGACATAGCTGCTACATCAGGTTTCTTTGGTTCGAGTGAAACTAATGGTTGGCTTATCGATGGTAATAAGATTCGTAATGTGGGAAATGTATCTGGTTCGATAGAAATAGATGCTACATCCGATTCACCAAATATCACAATCACGAGTGGAAGCTTTATTGGTGAATTAGTTCCTAACTTTACACCAGCTGCTACCATATTACAAGCTGGTGGTAAATCATCTAGTCATACAGGTATGTCAGATAATACACCATCAGGAAATAGAACTCAGGCTACAAGTTTAACTATAAACAATGGACAGACATCTTCACCTATATTTCTATACGCTGGTGATTCAGGTTCGGGTGATAATACAATATTTTCAGCTGAGATAGCCTCATCTTCTGGAAGTGTTGATTTAAAAACACTATCAGCTGGTTCAAAATATAAAAGTACTGCAACACTAAAGATTGAGGTAACTATAGCTACACCAAATCACGATAGTGGTGAATACAATATTGGTTTATCTGGAACCCATACCATATCTGGTAGCTTAAAGTTAATGAGAAAGCAAAGTTCTACATATACTGAGGTGGATAATATATCTATAGGTCAGACTGTGTTTCCATCTGGTGG